GCTTCTAATGCTGAACCATTACCTACAAAAATGTTTGTTACTTTATGAATTGACATTTGTTTTAATTTTTAAAATTATTATTTGAGTTATTTGTTTTTTATTTATTTATTTAATTTACTACAAAAAAATCTAAATCGAAAGCTGCTGATAATGCTACAGAAGCATGAGCATTATAGATTACTATTGCTACCGATCCTGCTGCAGGAGTTACTTGGTATACTAAAGGAATACCTGTTCCACCGTAATCACCTAAACTTACAAATACTTTAGAATTAGCTGTAATATAACTATTTGTTAAAGTTATTGTTCTAGTAGCTAGACCTGCAGTAGCAACACTACCTACAGTAATTGTACCAGATGGTTGATTAATAGTTGGTGTATTAGATCCTACTTGTGAACCAGATGCTGTTGCTATACCACCAGTTAATGTAGTAAGACCTGTTACATCTAATGTTCCAGATAAAGTTAAATCTGTCATATCAACATCTCCATCATTTAAATCATTTACAGCATCAATGATTTCTACAATTTTTTCATATTGTTTTTTAGGAAAAGCTTTTACTTTATCTTGACCTAGTGCATAATTTTCAGGGTATTTAATTGCCATTTTAATTTAAATTATTCGTTAGTGTTATTAATCAAAGGGTTAAAAGTTTGTAATCTCTTACCTTCTATGTTTTCTAAAGCAATACTTACAGCCATATCAACTAGTTCATTATGGATATGTTCAGATAGTTCACAAGTAACATTTCCTGATAAACTCATTGTAATAGGTTGTCTTAAATATCTTAATTGGTAATCTACAATTGTACAACTAGATACTAATTCAACTTTACCGGCAATTGTAAGTCTTAAAACTTTTTCATTGTTAGGTTTTGTAAAAGGATCTTTTAATACTTTAGATATTTCAGCATGTGTTATTGGAATAACTTCTACTCTTTGAGTTTGTGGTGTTCCACAATAATCACATGTAATTCCTGCTCTTTCTTGAATTGTAAACCAGTGATTAGTTGGTAAATCTACAAATCTAGCAGATGTATCTATATTATCAACTGAGTAAGCTAAAGGAGTTAAAATTATATTAACTGTAATATTTTTTAAATCCTCTGTACGCTTTTCAGTTTCTTCAAAAGATTGTCTTTTGTTATTGTTAAAACCGTATCTTTGTTTAACTAAACGATCCTGAGCATTATTTAATATCAAGTCTATCTCTTCACGTTCAAATCCTGGATAATTTAATCCATCAACTTTATCTAATCTGAATTTAAATTCTTGATGTAATTCTGCAATAGTCATTATTCAGCTTTAACTTTTTTAGGTTTTAATTTGTTTTCTAAAGCTAATTTAACAGCTTGGTTTTTTAAATCAGATAAGTAACTTACTACTTCATCAGTTGAACTTCCTAAAAGATCTTCACCATTATAGAAGTAAGTACCTTTCTTTTTAATAATACTTTTTTCAATTAAATTTTCTAATAATGCTCTGATAGGAGTATCTTTAGAAGTAGCTAATCGAATAAATTCTTTAGGATCAGATTTAACATGTTTGTATAACTCTGTTTTAATCATTGTTTCAGACATTGAATCTACTCCTTTTTTACCGTATACTCTCAATAAACCTTTTCTTTCTTCTACTGTTGTACCAATGAAAGCTTCCATTGCTTCAAACTCGAATTCCATTTTAGCATTTTCAATTTTAGCTGCTGCCTCTGGATCATAGATATAAAATTTAGCTGTTGGGTTTCCTGCAACATCATGCTCAGTATTAGCAATCCAATCATGTTGTTGTAACATTCTAAATTTTAACTCATCATATGCATTAACTATATTAAAGATAGTTAACTTATCATTTCTTAATCGAACTTCCATATCTCCCCAAAAATCTGCATTTCTACCATTTAAGGTTCCTTTAGGTAAGTTTAATTCTTTTTCATAATATTCTTGGTCTGCAGTACTTAATCCAGTTTTATATAAACCTGTTTGACTTAACTGTGCACCTTGAATAACGGTTACTGTTTTATTGTAATACGATTGACCTGAAAATTTATTACGAATAATAGGTCTAATAATGTACTGTTTAATTGTTTCTTCCATGTTTTAATAATTTGCCTTTATTAGTTTATTTAATTTTATATACACATTTATTTCTATCTGTGTAAAACCCTCTTTTGTTATTTAATCCACTAGACAAACTTTTTGGGTCAATGTTATTCTGTCTAGCAGTTTCTGATATAGATTCATATTCTTGAATACTACCATCAATATTTATTTTTATTACAACTTTAGAAGTTCTTTTATTATATTCTTGTGCTTTAATATTAGCTAACTCAGGTAAGGGTTTTCCTTTTCTAAATTTAGATAATTTTAATTTAGTTTCTAATGAGTGTTTATTACCTGTTGAAGAAATTGACATTTTACGTCTAGATTCTTCTGAGTGTTTAAATCCATTTAAACCAATACTACCACCTTTTGCAATATTATAACCTACTTTTCTATTTGTTGTATTAAAATGATTTATATAATAAACTTCTTTATTTTGTAAATCTTCAGTACTTTCTGCCGTATCTACTATTTCAATTTTAAAATTTTCCTTACCATGTTTTAAAATAGATCTATGTAAATAAGAAGTGCTACCTAATTTTGCTTCATAAATGTGGTGATTAAATCTAGTATTAATATTTTGAATAGTTAATCCTATATAAATTTTACCAGTTATTATATTTGTTATTTTATAAATTATCATATTTAATATTTAGTTGCATACTAATATAACGTATTTTACATTAATATGCAACTAAAATATTTAAGATCTATGATATAGACGACGCGTCAAGGATAAGTTGGGCGGCGTCACTCGGGTCTCTCAAGAGAATCCCACATTCTGTCATTGCTTCAAATGTGTAACCATCTACTGAACTTGCAGATGAACCATTTTTCTTAGGTCCATAAGGTCCGTACATTCCTTCAATGTAAGTTGTTACCATCTCACGATCTTTAGAGTATACTTTTTGAATATTTGGTTCTCCTTTGTTATAAGATTTAAAGTTTAAGAAAGTTGCTTTATAAGACTCAACTGGTTTACCAGTTTGAGGGTGTAATAAACGGTTACGAACAGTATCATTGTAAGGTTTGTACTCTTTTAAAGTAATTTTATCACCATTTAAACCAGTGTAAGTCATGAACTGACCTTGTAAAGATAAGTCTTGACCTGTACCACCGATGAATTTAGAATCTACTAAATTGAAAGCAGAAGCTGAACGTTTCATTGCTTGATCAAATAAGTTCATGAACTCACGACCACATAATGCAACATACTCACGAGGACCATCTTCTGTACCATTGTAAGCTAAATCTCCCATGAAATCACGGATAGTTTTTTCACTTAAAGTAGTATATAAACGTTTATTACCTGGAGCAATTTGAGCTTCTAATCCAGCACCTGAGTAAATTGTATTACCACTAGCACCTTTTAAATCAGTAGTACCGTTTGATTTAACGTTAGATTCACCAAACATTAACATGATTTCAATCTCATCCATGAATTGTTTCCAGAACTCCCACTCAGCATATTTTACCCAAGTATTAGTTTTTTCATTAGTTTCAGGATTTAACATTGAAATAACCATAACACGGCTGTGAGCAGCACCAGTTACAGAATATTTTTTACGCAATGTAGACATAAAGTTTTCTAACATCATTGGTGTAGCATAGTGAGTTTCACCTGATGTACGAGAATGATCATGTTCTACGATATTGTACTCTTTAGATACTTCTTTACCTACACCTAATAAAGTTGTTGGAATAGATTTAGTAGTGTCAGCAGTAACTAATTGACATACTAAGATATAATCAGCACCATCATAAATAGGTTCAGAAATTACACGAGCTTTATAATCTGGACTATCAAATAATAAAACATCACCTTCTGAAAACCATTTTTCACCTACACCAATTTTAAAAGTTGTAGCATTGATACCAACTGATCCTGCTGCATCAAATGCTGCACGAGTAATTGAAATTGCTTTACGAGAATCTCCAATGATATTCCAACGGTATTGGATACCATCAATCTCTTTAGATTTACCCATACCACCTGTTAAGAATGATAGAGCATTTTTATAACCATTTTGTTTGTTATAAATACGAGTAATAACTTGACTAGCAATAGCTGGCTCAGTTAAAAAGAATGTTGACAAGTGAGAATCTTGAGTAAGACCCGCATGCCAGTTCATGTTTGTTATTTGTAATGGACTAATTTGCATTTTTATTGTTTTATATTATTAATAAATATTAGATTAAATTATTGTTTATTGCTTGACGGAATGCACTAAATGAAGTATTTTTTCTTTCTCCACTAAATCCATCTGATTGACCAGATTTTAATTTAGAACGACTATCATTTTTAAAATTTGATAACTTACTAGCAAGATCAGAACTAACTTTATTCTTTACTTGTTTTTCTAGTTTTGAAATATCCCAGTTATTCATTGCTAAATAAGCATACATAAACTGAGCATTTTCATTAGTTTCATGATGTTTTTGTAAACCTGTTTTACCATCTTTATCAGGTTTCATCATAAAGTTCCAAAGATCATCTTTAACTTTAGGAGTTAATTTGAATCCTTGTATGTCTTCTTTAGAGTAAAGTCTATCTTTAAACTCATCAAATTGTTTCTTAACTAAGATTTTTTGTTCAGCATCATATTTCTTTTGTTGCTCAACTAATTGTTCTTGATAAGATTTTTCATAAGCTTGAAGTTTATTTAAAGCTGTTTTAGCTTTCTTTTCCAAAATACCTGAAACTTCATATGTATCCAAAGTTTCATTAATATCTTCATCATCTTCTCCTTGAGCTTTAAGATATTCTTTTAAAACAACTTTAGCATCTTTTTCATCTTCTATTTCAAAATCATTCCAAGAATGATCTTTATAGTATGCTTCTAAAAATTGTTTAGGATCTCCTCCGGATTCAACAAATTCTACTAATTTATGAACATCTTCCGGTAAACTTTGTTTATATTTTTCTACCTCACGTTCAACTGTAGAACTCATTAGTTTTTTAAGACCTTCTTCAGAGTCTTCAAACTCTTCTTCATTGTAGTCTACTAAACCTTGATCACCTAACCAACTTGCAAAAGTTTTTAAAGTTGAACTTTCTTCAGTTTCAATATTACCTTTAGGTTCATTTACTACTTCAGGTTTTTCTACTTCAACTTCTTTTTTAGGTAAATCTTTAGCTACTTCCTTAGTAACTTCTTTAGTTTCATCTAAAACCTCTTCTTCTTCATTTTTAAAATCTGATATAACTTCTTTTTCAACAGATATATCTTCTTTAAAATCATCAGAGAATTCTTCTGTAAACTTTACTTCTAAACCATCACCAAAAGGTGTTTCAAGTATGTTAAATACTTTATTTTCTTCCTTATCTTTTTTCATTTTGCCTTATAATATACTATAAATATAATCGTTGTAGTTATACTTTGCAAGCTCATACTTTTTGTTATTTTAGTATGTTTTTATAGCTTAATTGTTATTTTAATTACTTATTAATTGTATTAGATTTTATTAATTTTTTATTAGGTCCAGCATTATTATAAAATTCTTTTTTAATTAATTTATTAGATTTATCGTAATATTCTAATGTTGGATTAGGACCATTAAAATTCCAATGTCTTATTGTGTCTGAATTAATTACTGGTTGTTTAGGTATATATTGGATAGTATCTTTTTTAACAGGTGCAGAATTAACTATTGGTGGTATTATTGGAGGAATTTCAGCAGGAGGATTTTTTGATTTAGATTTAAAACTATTTATAGGTTTTTTAGTTTCATCTTTAACAATAGTATTTGTTTTAGTTAAAGTATTAGATGTTTCATCTTTTTTAAAAGGTAATATTTTTTGTACAGGTTTTACATATGTATCATTATTAGCAGCCCCTTCCCATTGTCCAGTTGGTTTTATTATAGGATGATATAAATCAGGAGAAGCTAAATTTGGATTATACTCACCTACTTTTTCAGGTAATTTTCCATACTCACCTTTATATGGAATACCTTCTTCCATTTGATATGTAATTCCTGGATTTTCCTTTATGATTTTAGCTGCATAATTTTGTAATAGTCCTTGATTTTTTTTATTTATTGGATCAGGATTCATATAATCAAAATTAGAATTTTTAGGTTCTAATATTTTTTGAATATCTGAATACTTTCCTAAAGCTAAACTATCATTATACATTTTTTGTCTAAACAAATAATCTGCTTGAGATTTAGGTTGATATGGTTCAACTTCTTTTTTACCACCATTACCAAATTTATGTATAAAAGAAACTCCATTGTAATCTTTTGAAAAATTACCTCCAATTGAATTTTTATCGTTTAAATCATAACTCATATTTAAATATGGATTTATGTTTCCTACTTTTTCAAAAGTACTTCTAGGAACATAATTTCCTATACCAATATTTAAATTATTTTTATTAAAATTTAATCCAACATCATTATATTTTTCTCCTAACCAATCTACATTTTGATTCCAAGTACTTACAGGTGGTGTATATTCTGATTGAGGAAAATTTAAATTAATTTCTTTTTTTCCACCATCTTTAAATTTTTGATAACTATCGTTATAATCTTTTACCATGTCACTATAAGACATATTAGGATTAGTCTTTTTATAAGACTTCATTAATTCCATTCTTTCTTTAACAGGTAATTTATAATACATATTACTATTTAAAATCGTTATCAAATAATTTCATTGCTACTTTATCTTCACCAAAAGTTTCTAACTTATCCATATAAGTTTGTACTTTTCCTAATTCTTCTTGTTGTTCAGTTAAATATTTCATTGCTAATTGATATAATAAATGATTACCATATTTCATAGCATGAGAAGCTAACTCATTACATTGTTGAGTAACTAATATTTCATGAGCATAAGATTGTTTAATAACATCTGGTAAACCTGTAAATGTTTGAGGTGGTTCTTTTAAAGCTGGAGTTTTTGGGGTAATACCCATATCCAATAAAAAGTCTTTAGCCCATTGTGCATGTACTAATTCATCTTGTGCATCTTGGGCCCAAGCTTTAGCTGAATTAACATATCCTTTGTCATTTAACCACATTGACATTGCAGTGTAAACTCTTGAAGAATATTCTTCTTGTTCAATTCTAAAGTTTAGAATATCTATACATTCTTTACTTACAAAAGGATTAGTCTTTTTTACCGGTGGTGTTAATTTTAAATTACTCATTATTTTTTAGGTTTATTTGATTTAGCTTTAGCTGCGGCAAGTTTCATTTTTTCAATCTCCATCTTTTTATTCATCATCTCTCTATCTAATGCTGCTTTTTTATTAGCTAACTCAATTTGATTTTTATTTTGAACTTCAATAGCTTTAATTTTCTTATTCTCTAATTCTTGCTTCATTCTAATTTCTTTATCTTTTAAAGATAATTCTTTTTCATGTTTAGCTTTATCATGACCTAATTTAGTTTGTTCTAAGAAAGCTTTAGAAGAAAGTTCTTGTTGTTTTAAAGCATTAGCTGCAATTTCTGAAGGATCCGGAATACCATTATCATTTTGATCTAAATCCATTTGTCTAGAATAAACTTGTATTTCAGCTACTTGAATTTTAGTTTCGTTATTTAATTCTGCAATATATCTATCTTGATCAAGTTTATCTCTCTCTAATTCCATTTGAACTGCAACAGCTTCTTGTTGAGATTGAGCTAATTGAGCTTCATGTTCTTGTTGAGCTTTTTGAGAATCAGCTTGACGTTTATAAAACTCTTCTTCTTTACGTTGTAACAATCTAACAATATCTCTAGGAGAATCATTCATTAATGTTTCAACTATTGCAGATAAATCTACTTTTTCAGATTGTAGTGCAACCTGAACTAATTGATCTAATTTACCTTTTAATTCAAGATCTTTAGTATTATTTGTAATATGAACATTAAATTCAGAATTTTCAAATTCATTTTCTTCTAAATTTAACATTTCAATACCCATATCATCTAATACATATTGAGCTTGCAATCCTTTTTTATAAGCAATTTTAGCAACTTCAATTAATGCTGTATAAGCTCTACGTTTAACTTCACCATGAGCCTCATATAAATATTCAGTAATTAATGATGATTGATTTACACTACGTTCAACATTACCTACCAATTCTGAAGTATTAATGGCTCCTAAACGTTGTGGAGTTACACCAGATACAAAAGCTACTTGTTGTTTAATATAATCCAACATATTAATATATTGCTGGATAGATTGACTAAGACTTAAATCAATTGCTTGGAACTGATTAAACTTATTAGCTAATTGACCAGTAGCTGCACCTTTTTTACCTTCTTCAAAACTATTAATGAAAGCAATGTTCATCTCTTTAAGATAATACATCCATCTTTCCATATCAATACCTTGACTTGCAGGAATTTGAGCTAAGTCAAATAAGAATTTTTTACCTTGATCAGAAGCAAAAGCAATCTCAAGTCTATATGAAATAATATCATATAAATATTGATAAGGTTTTAATCTGTCAATTAAACTTACTGATTGAGAGTTAGTTGCTTCATATATAAAACCTGTATATCCTAATCTACAATAGTATGGATTATCCAATCTACGTCTTTGGTTAGGTTTAGGTTTAATTTCAGTATAAATATCTGTACCAATTTTAGTACCTTCCCAAGCTTCATTAATCCAATACCATTCTACTTTAGCATCAGGAAAAGCTTGTTTAAATACTTTTAAATTAAAAAGTTCATCTACAATTTCAGTATTTACTGTATCATCTTCATCAGTCCAAGTTAACTCACCAATTTTTTTCATTGATTTCCATTCAACTCTAGTTACACGAATTGAATAGTTATTAGAGTTATTACCATTAAATGCATTAGTCGGTGTTGCTCCAGCAAAAGCATTTTGACCATTAACTACTTCAAATTGAGGTTCAAATCCACCGGCAGTATTAAAACTACCAAATGTTCCTCTAGTATAGTTTTCTAATTTTTCAATATCTTCTTTACTTAAAATATCACCATATTCATCTAAAATAGTATTAATGGCTAACATTCTTTCTTCAACTACAGCAATAGCATCATCAATAAAAGTTGTATCTCCATCTAAAATAACAGTTAAATTAACAGGATTAACTCTACGCATTGCTACTTCACTATTTTCAATACCTACCCAATAAACTTCTTCACCTGCAATTAAAGCATCTTTCCATCCCTGAGAAAATAATAATTTAGTATTACATTTCTTTTTAAGAGATTTTAAAATTCTATTAGCTTTAGATTCAATAATATCTGAAGGAGTGTATTTCTCATGTTTAAGAATTTCTTCAGGTGTTGGAGGAGGATTATTTGGATCAACCTGACTAGGATCTATTTCTTGAGCTAAAGCTTGTTGTAAAGCATTAAATATCTTTTGTTTAATAGCTTCAGTTTTACGATTAATATCATCTGGTGATTCAGATACTACAATATGATTATCTGGTCTTTTAGTTTCTTCACCGATCAATAATCTAATTGGTTCAGAAATAATATCATAATGTTGAAATCTAGCTGAAAAAGTACTATTTACACTTACACCTAATGGATCACATATTTGTTCAATATCTTTATGGTTTACTTTTCCATTGTATAAGTCATAGTTAATTAACTTTCTGAATCTATCAGAACGTAAATTACTACCATTAGTATATCTATAATTTGAATAATAGTTGATACAAGACTTACCCCACTCTTTGTCTTTACTTGACATGGGTAATTTTTGTTGAGGTAAATTCTGTCCACCTAAATTGGCGTATATATCGTGACTCATTAGCTTAAGTTGAAATTGTTTGGATTTTTCCTATTAAATATAAGACCTTTTTTATAAATTTTATCTAAATAATCTCCGATCGGATCTCTCATGTTTGATAGCTCTTCTACATGTATTCTATGTAATTCATATGTTTGTAAAATACAAAGCATTAGAGCAATGACCCTATCAGTATTAATTTCTCGATCATAGGCTATAAGTTCTTTTAATAAAGGTATAGATTTTATTGTTTGAAATCTAAAGATTTTAACATCATCTTTAGAACTAACTTCTTCATATAACCACTTTTTAAGATATAGCTCACATTGATCTTTGATACCTGAAGAACCTTGAGAACCTCTGTTCATATGAATACCATATCCACGTTGAACTCTAGAATCTTTAATAATATCTTTGATAATACCTGGTTGTTCAGATAAATAATGTAAAGCATTTTTTTGCTCAAAATAGACTTTTAAACCTTTTAATTGATTTTCATATAAAGCTTTAGCATTATAATAAATACATAACTTTCTACAAATTTCATAAAACTGTTCAGCAGTATCTGGTCTAGATGTATATTCTGCAACAATTACATTCTCAGTTCTATCAGATCTATAAAATCTTTTATAGACAATAGCTGAACCTAATGAACCTGATTCAGATTTATCTTGATCATAAGGGTCAATTCCTATTACATATAAATAATTAGGAACTTCTCCTGATTCACTTTTTTCAGGATGTTCCCATATTACAACACAACTATCTGTTGAGAATCCTTCTCCTGATTTAGGATCTTTTTTTAAAGGAAAATCTATAATATGTAATAAATCATTATTTGGTTGCCATTTAATATTTCCTTCATCAAAATATAATTCTCCTTTTTGAGCTTGATTTCTAAGACTTGGTGTGTTTTCTAATTGACCTAACCATTCTAACATTTCCGGAGAACCAAATACATTACCCTTATTTCTTAAGAAAGCTTCTTTCCAAGAAGTAGGAAACTGAGTAGTAATATTATGTATTGCTTTAGGATCTAATCCATGTTTAGCTTTAGCTCTTAAAAATTCAATATCATCTGATGCTGCTTCTTGATTAGAGTTACCATCTTCATCAACCATAGGTTGTTTATACCATTTTGATTCTGGATTTAAACACAACCCTAATCTACCTTTTGTAGCTGAACTAAAAAACCCTATTCTTGAAGCTGGATTAAATGGATCTTCAAAAGATAACATATTATATTTATCTGGATTGGTAAACATTTCATAAAAATATTTACTACCAGAATCCATATCTCCAGAAGAACCAAATACTAATGATACCCCTGTATAAGTTGAACCATCTTTAATAAGTGGTTCTGTGTACCCATAAGTATCTGTGATATTATTAAATACCCCAGCCTCATCTAATATTAACCATGAAGCACTTAAACCTACAGCTGCAGTAGGATTATCTTTAAAGCTTATAGATCTAACTTCAGAGTTATAACCTTTCCATACTTTAACTCCCCCTACAGTTGCTTGGTATCTAGCCTTAATAAAATCTTTAAGATCAGGATTTCTTTGTTTTCTAAATTCAGTATTGGTATTGATAAAGTTTGAATTATCAATAACCATGTTCATAGTATTCTGACTGAATGAACTAAAGAATGCTCCAATTACTGCTTTACTATCTGGGTAGAAGTAGAACTCATGAGTACATATTGCTGCAGCTTTGTAAGACCAACCTTGACGTCTACCTTTTACAGCAACTAAAGATTTTTGATTTATTCTACAATATTCTACCATCCAGAAGAATTCGTAATCTAAATCTATAAATCTAGGAAAGATTTTAGATTTCTTTCCAGTCTTCTCATTAAGACCTAATATTGGACAAAAATTTAAATAAAAGAAATGTTGACCAGTAATTTTTTGACCACAAGAGTTTGTGAATCCATTTAAACATTTATCTTTAACATCTTGCCAAAATTCCACATACTCTATAGTACCGGGTATTGCGGTAGTATAAAGTCCTGTTTCATTATATCGTGTAGCAAGATATGAAAACTCTTTAGTATTCTTAAAGTAGTCTACACATATTACATAAGGATTATCGTTTAGCATATTTATTTATCTTCAAACATTCCAAGTTGTGCGTCACCTCGAACTTTATTTCCGGAAGCTTGTTCTTTATTACAATTATCTAAAGCTGACTGTACAGCTTCTTGCATTTTAGGCATATCAATAATAGCCTTTTGAATTTTAGTAATACTATCCTCATTGTATTCTGCAGTCAAAAAGAAATCTTCCATTCTTCTAATAGATTCTTGTACAGATCTAAATAGTTTCATTGCTGGTGTAGTATGTATTTTTTCAAATACAGTTATTGCCTCATGAACTTCTTTAGATGGTTTGTATGCAGGATCTCTAATAATGTGATCCACAATAAGTTTGTGTCTATCTTCATTATTGTGTTGAAAAAATGGTGATTTAAATGATGAATAATACCAAACATAAGTTATAGCGTTATATGCGTTAATTTTATCTTTAGATTTATCTTTTTCCCAAATAGATTTAAATGGTTCAATAGCTAAACACTCTGGAGCTATAATAATTTTGGAATCCTTGAGATCTATTATTTTTATCATTGTTCAGAATTATAGTCTATATACTTAGGATCTAACATTAAATCATTTAATGTTTTTTTAGAATATTTTAAATAAGCTTCTCTATATTTATTTACATATTTAACATGTTCATTATATATTTGATTATCACTTAAATATTTATGTCTATTATTAAAGTCAATACTATAAACAGCTCCATAATAAAGTTCTCTATATTTTTCCTCTAAGGTTTTATATACTTTAATTTTTCTATATTTAAACCAATCCTTAATTAGTTCAATCATATTTATTTATTTATTTTATTATATTCTTTTTCAAAGAACTCAAATAACTCTCCCATTATATGACCTATTGCATAAGCATAAGGTTCATTATCTTTACCTTTTTGAACATAAATTCCTTTGTGTTCAAGTATTCTTTGGGTTAAATGAAATAATTCATGAGTTATAGTATTCCAATACTTATTTTTATTTACATTAGTATTTCTAATTACAATGTAAAATACATTTCTTTGTAATTTTTCAGAATAACCGTTATTACAAAACCCAAACCATGTTTCATCTGCAGTTTCCTCAATACCATATTTACGTTTAAGTGTTTTAACTTGAGAAGTAATTGTACCTACTCCTACAGAAATTAAAGCATCATATGGTTGAATAATAATTTGTTTATGCATGGTTAAATCCGTTAATAGGGTTTTGAGAAAAATACATCTCTTTTAATTTTTGATAAGGAATATTTATTTTATAAAATTCATTATCGTATTTTGCAGTAGCAAACTTCTTAACAACAAGTCCTTTAGAATTAACATGTTCTTCAATTTGTAAATTTTCAATCACAAAAAGTTTCTTTTGAAATACTCTTTGAGGTATTCTAGCATTAATACCTGTAGCATGATCAGGTATCGGATATTGCGATATGTATTCTAGTTCTACTACCATTTATTCATTGGGCATTTAGAATATTCAGATCTAGTCTTAGCTATTAAGGGACAACCGCATTGATTACAGGTGTTCTGTACATTATAAATACAGTCTGAACATATAACTGCTCTATCCATAGCCATCTTTTCAATTTCAGGGCTTTTCCAAACTAGGTTTGACCATCCATTTAAAATTTCTTGAAGCTTACCCATGATGAAGTTTTTTTTAAATAAGGAGTTAATGATACATTTAAACATTTACTGAATACCTCTTCTAATAAAAGAGCGTTGGCTGTTACTGACCAACCATCATTCATAATAACAGTATAAGTATTATTTCTATTAGCTATTATTTCCTTCATAATTTTTAGATTGTTTAAAGTCTTGATTATAAACTGTTGGTCTAAATTTACCTAAGTAAATCATTTGAACTATTTTACCTTCTCTATTAGACATGGTATCTCTTAAAACCCTAAATTGTGAATCACATATTCTTTCAAGTTCCATTTTAGACAAACCAAACTCACCCTTAATTTCATCCAATATTTCTTCATAGATATTATTTTTTGAACCCATTATACAAAACTTAAGTTAATTGAATCATGTTTTAAAATATGTAATATACTAGGATTAACTTTAAGAGTAGATTTATCTATTTCAATAAATACTTTCTTTTCTTTAAGTTTCTTAATATAGTTATTAAAATTAAATTTATCCATATCTAAAGCCATACGAACTTCAGTTCTTGCATCTTTATCCAAATTTGATATTTGTCTATCTGCAATAATAACAAGTATATCAATTTCTTTAGATGTTAAGTTACCCATAATAGGACTTAACATCTGAATAAGATATTTACTTTTTTGAGCTATGGGAAGTTTAAGTTTGAATTCCATAATTCAAATATAACTGATTTAGTTATAATAACCAAATTTATTATATAACTAAGTTAGTTATCTATTTTAAACTACCTTTACCAAACTGTACTAATTTTACAGATTTTTCACTTCCAGTTAATGTATTAATTACTTCTTGATAAAATACTGATTGGAACACCTCTAAATGGTCTACTGTTAAGTCATAACATTTTCTAAGTAATAATTCATTAAAGCCTAAATAACTATCTGTAGGTTTATACCAAAGTTCCATACAAACCTGTCTACCATCTTTTGAGCCTTCATACTCAACAATATTAAATCTACCATAACCTTGTTTAGATCTAACTTTAGAATCAGCTTGTTTATTAACTAATTCCAATAGTTGTTCTATAAATTCTTTTGTTATTTCCATAATATTATTTTAAATAAGGTATAGTAATCCCCTTCTAGATTTTACTCTAGTTGGTGGATTAATTATAAACTTATATCTATCTGTCTTTAACCGTTCCTAGTAAATAGGCCACTGCTTACTTTGATCCTGTCAATTCAGGAGGATACTTCATACCTCTTGTAGCAGCTATAGAATTTCATTTATAACCCTTTTTGTACCTATCGGAGAAACCTCATCTGCTATAATCTCTATTATTTCAAGAGTGCGGATTACTATCCAACTTCTAATCAGGTTTTAACTTATTAGGTGATACCCTGATGACTAACTTATTAGGTTAGAGTACATACAAATATACGTTTTTTCTAGGACATTTCAAAATTTACTTTGTAACTAAATTAATTATTCTTCAGTTATAGGACTAGTTCCGGTAACTAAGTAAAATTTAGTTATTTTTTCAACTAGTATTAGTTTGTAATTAATGTGTTCCATACTCTCATAATCTAAAGAGTCATTGTAATTTTTT